AGGATTCACTGTTAACGTTAGCACAGAATCGGTAGAATCTGCCGATCGTATTATGTCAGAGCATAAGATTCCAGCGGTTGCTGTTGTTAACTCTGACAAGACCGATAGATTCTATCACACAGAATCAGGTCGCAAAGTTATCACTTGCCCTGCTACTTTGCACGATAATGTAACTTGTGCCACCTGCGGTTTGTGTCAACAATCCGACCGTGAGTTTGTGATAGCATTCCCCGCACATGGCACTGCAAAGAAAACAGTTAACGCCATTGTTTCATAATGTTACAGGGGGGCTCGCCAGCCCCCCGCCGATGCCTTATGATACGGGCATCGGGGCAAACCACTATCACCCCCGCCAATCCCATGACCCGCTTCAACATCCGCCGCAACATCGCCGCCCGCCTTGGTTACGTGCCCGCTGATGAGGGATCGATCGCCCGTGCTAACCAGCTCGCCCTGGCTGATGATCTGCTGCAGCGTCCTAGGATCGCCCGCCGTTATGAGGCTGCCGCCCTGCTGCTGTGCTACAAAGCTGCTAAGGCTGACGCCGACGCCGCCCGAGCCGCCCTTCAGGTTGCCGCAGCTGCTGCAGGTCGCGCCCGTAAGGCTGACGCCCCGATCGATCGGGTTTTTATGAAGGCATCCTGTGAGCGGCTGTTCTTCTGGGCGACCGACCGCAACACCCCTGTGTGACGGTTTGTGACAGGGGGGGCAGCAGCTCCCCCTTCGATTGATCAGCAGTTCTTATGGGTACAGCCAGCACCGATCAGCAGTTCTTATCGGTGCGGTTGCCGCCCCCCCGTGCCCCCCTGATATAAAAACGCCTAACTTCCCTAAGCTATAAGACCTTGAAATCGACCTCTAAATATCTCTAAGAATAAAAAATTTTTGCCCCAAAAAAATTCTTATAAGATGAAAAACTTTCAAAGTTTTATAGAGTCAGGCGGCAGCCCTTACCAACCTTATAAAGCCCCGCCGATGCCCGCCCCTTCTACCCCACCAGGCGGCTGGGAAGAGTTTAAGAAGAAATATCTACCGAAACAAGCATCGACAAAGAAACCCCAGATTGCATGAGATCTTATATTGAAATTCGTTATCAGGAACTCTCTTATATTCTGATTACTCTTATCGAACTGCTAAAAATTTTTATTGTTACAAAAAAATCCCCAGGAAAAAAATTCCCAGGGATTTGATTGTATTGGAGGTTTTATCAGATTGGCTTGACACCAGGGAAGCCGTTTGGATAAGGCTTCAGCTTATCTAAGGCTTTTCTAGTCTTATTGAGATCATCTGCCATACCATAAGAACCTCTTCTCTGGTCATCAACGGCGGCGGCAGCTCTTTGTGCAAGAGCGGACTGTTCGACAATCTCTTTGATCTTATCATCAGACATGACTAGCATGATCTTGTCAGCTGTTTCGACATCACTTGCTAAACCTTCTGAGATAAGATAATCAAGAACAATGTCATAAGCCTCAGTTTTGCAGTCAGGTACTTCACGACCATTCTTCATTTTTGTACCCTTAGCAACTTTGCCGGGCCAACACTTACTTGCGCCGACGTTCTTGCGAGCCTGCTTAAGACCTTCTTGCAGCTCAACGCCTTCTACTTTCAGAGTCTTTGGATATCCTTCTTCACCAGGCTTTGCGGGAGCTTCACCACGCTTTCTCTTAGCATGGATGTTATCCCATAAGCCTCTCTTCTCGTCCAGCTCTTCTGTATTTTCTTCAACAGTTTCTTCCGCAGCCTCTTTCTCATCTACAGCGTACATCTTAGAGTACGTGTCTAATAACGTTCTGAGTGTTGGATCGTCCATGCGTATCTTATAGTTCTTATAAAATTATTTAGGGAAATCCGTCGTTAAGCTCATTCTTGACACGGATAAATAACTCTGTTAGAATCAATTCGTAAACCCTTGACTAATTTATGGCAAAAGGATTTAGTGTAACGGCGGCGGAACCGCCTAAGTCTCAAGATGAATTTGATCTTGAAGCAACAAAAGAAATGATTAAAGGTAAGTCTCTGGTTTTCTGCTTGCCTGGTCGCGGATGTTCATATACCTTTCTGAAGAACTTTGTACAGATGTGCTTTGATCTGGTGCAGATGGGTGTTAGCATCCAGATCTCACAAGATTATAGCTCCATGGTAAACTTTGCCCGTTGCAAGTGTCTCGGCGCAAACGTTCTTCGTGGGCCTAAGCAGGTTCCTTGGGATGGTAAACTGCAGTATGATTATCAGCTTTGGATCGATAACGACATCGTATTCAACACTGAAGGTCTGCTGCGTCTGTTTGCAATGGATAAGGACATTGCTGCAGGTTGGTATGCCACGGAAGATGGTCACACAACCTCCGTTGCTCATTGGCTGTCTGAAGAGGAATTTAAGAAGAATCGCGGTGTCATGAACCATGAGACCGTGGAATCTATGAGCAAGCGTAAGAAGCCTTTCACCGTTGACTATACTGGTTTTGGTTGGGTTTTGATCAAGAAAGGTGTGTTTGAATCGCTCACCTATCCTTGGTTTGCTCCTCAAATGCAAGTCTTTGAATCTGGTGAGGTTCAAGATATGTGTGGTGAAGACGTTTCATTCTGTCTTGATGCCATCAAAGCTGGCTTTGAGATTTGGTGCAACCCCCTCATTCGCGTAGGACATGAAAAAACCCGAGTCATCTGATCGCTTTGCGATTTTTATCAAAGATGAATTACATGCCGATGATCTTCATTATGAAGACATGGGCAATATGCTACTCGATCTGGCTCAAGATTACTATGAGAATGGAGAGCCAGATCCTAAAGACGTACATGTGAAACTTAAATTAGGAGATACTTATGGCGAAGCGCCCATCACTAACCAATAAAGTTCTTATTGAAAGTAAGCCCAAGAAGTCCCGTCAGGGGGCTGGAAAGCATACGAAGTATGCAGCAAGTTCACGAAACGGCGCTAGAAAGCGTTATAGAGGACAAGGATGAATCAAAAGGAAGCGCATATAAGGAACTGGATCAAAGAAGTCTCTAAGCTTAGACCTGAATTGTCTAATTTTGCGATCTGTCCCTTTGCTTCCACCGCAAATTTTAAGATTGTAGAGTGTAGTATTGACGATATCGAGCCCCTTGATGGGTTCGATGTCGTTATTTTTATTGTTGAAGACGATCTAACAGAAAAAGACATCGATCAATGGGTCGATATATACAATAAAGTCTACAAGACTTGGGATTTTTTCAAGGATTGTGGCTCTTATAGCACCTATATTAGTGGTATTCAGACCAATAATGGGCTTTATAACCTCATTTTGGCTCAACCAAATGAAAAATTAAAGATATTTAGAGAAAAATTAGCCCAAACTGAGTATTATGATCACTGGGATGATGCATATTTGCAAGAAATCCTCGGTGATGACTATGAAATGGTGAAAAACTCGGGATAGAAACCCCGCTAAAAGTTCTAAAAGACTTTTATGGAGGTAACATGGGACACCCAAATCACTTAGATGGCTCTGTTGATAAGAGCGAAGACTTCGTTAAGAGTGGAATGACACTCATCACTGAGGTTGAATCCGAAAAATGGCTCAATAAGGCAAGAACCATCAAGCAAAAAGAAGAATTATACTCAATTCCCGAAGATAGACTTAGCCGTCAATGTGGCGGATCTGGTGGTTTTGATGATTTTGTAGAATGGTGGGCAGAATAGGCTATAAATAATCAAAAGTCTGTCTATATCAATGTCAGTAACCATCTCCAGGGCTTTTAGGGATATTAGTTTATCCTTTAAAAAGCATCCTATTACAAGAGATTTAGTTCTACTCAGAAATGAGAATGCAATTAAAAACGCTGTTATGAATCTTGTTAGGACTTCGATTGGTGAGAGGTTCTTTAATAATCGTATTGGTACGGAAGTTGAGTCCTCATACTTTGAGCTACAGACACCTGAACTTCGTATTCAACTTGAAAACGAGATTACATCAACTCTAAACAATAATGAACCAAGAATAAGACTCAGAAATGTTACTGTGTCTTTTCCTACTGATAGTAATGAATTAGAAGTTGGTGTGGTTTACGATATTATTGGACTATCACTTCCTGTACAGGATATCACGTTTATCCTACAACCAACAAGGGTATAATGGCGTTTACTCAATTTACGAATCTAGATTTCGATCAAATTAAAACATCCATTAAGGATTATATCAGATCTAACAGTGAATTCACTGATTACGATTTTGAAGGATCAAACCTTTCGATTCTGATTGATACCCTTGCGTATAATACTTATATTACTGCATACAATACTAATGCAGTTGTTAATGAAGTTTTTCTTGATAGTGCAGTTCTAAGACAAAATGTTGTCTCACTTGCAAGAAATATTGGTTATGTACCCCAGTCTAAAAAGGCTGCCAGGGCTGTTGTTACCGTTTTGGCTGGTGTACCTGCCACTGGAATTTCAAGCAGCACCCCGACGCTTACACTAAAGGCTGGTGTCGTTGCTACAGGCACTGCTAACGACTTAAACTACTCATTCTGTGTTCCTGAGGACATTACAACTTCAGTCAGTGATGGTTATGCTAATTTTAGAAATATCAGCATTTATGAAGGTTCATTTGTAAAATCTACATTCACAGTTGACAATTCACAACCAGATCAAAAGTTTATTCTTCCTAACCCAGGTGTCGATCTTTCAACATTAGTTGTTAAGGTAAGACCATCTGAAGGAGATGAAGTATCAGAAGAATATGAAAAGATTGATAATATTGTAGGTTTAACAACAGTATCTAAGAAATACCTCGTTCAAGAAGTTTCTGGTGAGAAATATGAATTAGTTTTTGGTGATGGTATTATCGGAAAGAAACTTGATAATAATAATTTCATCGAAGCCACTTACATTGTAACCAATGGAAAAGAAGCTAACGGTGTTACTAATTTATCTTTTAATGGAGTTATCCTTGACAATACTAACACTTTCATACCTCAAACAAACCTCAGTATCACAACAGTAGAATCTGCTGCTGATGGTGCAGAGATTGAATCAATTAAGTCAATCAAGAATTATGCCCCAAGACTTTATGCTTCACAATATAGGGCAGTATCAGCAAATGATTATGAAGCCATCATTCCTGCAATTTATCCAAATGCTGCATCAGTATCTGCATATGGCGGCGAAGAATTAGATCCACCTCAATATGGTAAAGTTTTTATTGTTATTAAACCTAAGAGTGGGTCTAGCATATCTCTGTTTTCAAAAAGAGAAATTTTAAGGGATCTTAAAAAGTATAGCATTGCTGGTATTGTACCAGAGATTATTGATCTCAAGTATCTTTATGTTGAGTTAGACTCAAGTGTGTACTATAATCCTAATATGGTCAGTGACATTAATAATTTACAAAGTCAAGTTGTTGCATCTTTGACTGAATATGCTGCTGCAAAAGAAACTAATCAATTTGGCGGAAGAGTAAAATATAGTAAAGTTGTAAGTTTAATTGATAGTACAAGTAATGCAATTACATCTAATATTACTAAAATTAAATTAAGAAGGAATTTGAATGTTGTTCTAAACACGAATGCACAATATGAAATCTGTTATGGCAATCAGTTCCATGTTCGTAGTTCTGGATATTCTATTAAATCGAGTGGATTTAAGATTTTGAATAATCCTAACACGTTATATCTTGCTGATCAACCAATTACAGCCACATCTGGTAAGATATTTTTCTTCTATTTGGATTCTGTTGGCGAGCCTGTTATCATTAATAATAATGCTGGAACTGTTAATTATGAAAAAGGTGAAATTTTATTAAACAGTGTCAATATTACATCAACTAGTAAGCCAAATAATATCGTTGAAATTCAGGCTATTCCTGAATCTAACGATGTTATCGGTTTAAAAGACTTATACATAAATCTAGATGTTTCATCTAGCAAATTTACCATGATTAAAGATATTATGTCTTCTGGTGATAATGTAGCTGGAACTAGATTTACCACCACTTCAAGTTTTGTCAACGGAAATTACACAAGATAACGAAGAATGATTGATAAGCAGATTCAAAGAATAAAGACCAACCAAATTATTGGGACTCAACTCCCACAGTTTATTGCCGAAGAAAATCCTCTGTTTGTAGAATTTTTAAAGCAATATTATATTTCAATGGATCGCCAAGGAGGCGCTATTGATTTAAGTGAAAATATTGATCAATATTTAAACTTTGAGAATTTCCAGGAAACACTATATCTTGATGGTTCTACAACTTTAACTGCTGATATTGAAACTTACGATGAAACCATTGCCGTTGAATCTACGGCTGCATGGCCCCAGTCATATGGTTTGCTTAAAATTGGCACAGAAATTATTACATACACTAGTAAAGATGAAACTAATTTTTATGGGTGTGTTCGTGGATTCAGTGGTGTAGAGTCTTTACACAAAACAAATTATCCTGAATATCTTGTATTTTCAGAAACTGCTGCTGAAGCACATATTAATACTGATACAGTTTATAATTTAAGTAATCTGTTTTCTGTAGAATTCTGGAAGAAGCTAAGAGCACAGTTTTTACCAGGATTTGAAGATAGAGAATTAGCCGATGGGCTAAATAAGGGCAAATTTTTAACTTTTGCAAAAGATTTTTATAGATCAAAGGGTACAGATGAATCTATTAAAATTCTTTTTAAAGTTTTATACGGTGAAACAAAAGCTGATATTATTAAACCACAAGATTATTTAATTAAACCTTCTAATGCAGAATGGCTAGTTACTAAAAATCTTATTGTTCAAAGAATTAGTGGTAATGTAGAAAATATTAGAGGACAAGGAATATTCCAAGATTCACCACAAGCATCAAGCTATGTGTATGATTCTCAACTTATTAATATTGCTGGTAGTGGATTTTATCAGATTAAATTAAGTTTAGACTCTACAGTTGGTGAGTTTGCAGTTTGCCCAAATACAAAATGTACTGTTGATACTGCTTCCAATTCTAGCACAATTACGGTAGATTCTACAATTGGTTTTGCAGAATCTGGTGAATTGTATATTAACAGCGGGATTGTAACTTATACAACAAAGTCTAGCACACAATTCTTCAACTGTGTCGGGTTAACTACTAGCTTGGCTTTATATTCTGACATTGCTCAAAATAGTTTCATTTATTCTTATGAAAATGGTGATGAAACTCTTCCTGTTATCATGCGTGTAACAGCGCAACTCGATAAAAACGTAACCTTAGCAGAAAACACTAAGTATTTGTCAGTTGGTGATGAAATTAAGGTAAAAACTTTAGGTGAAGAAGTTATTCCTAACACGTATAATGGTAAATTTGATCATTGGTTATATAATTTAGTTTATGAAGTAGAAGTTCAACCAAGACAATTTGGTGTTGTATCGCCATCGTCACCATCTACTATCAATACAAAGCAAGCTCATGGCTTTAGAATTAATGATAGTCTT